GGAGCGCCTTTGGCGGCCCCGAACACATGAAGCGCCTGGAGCGCTGGGTTCGCGGAGAGGCGCCGTACAACGAAGGCCCGCTGGCCGAGCGCGGCTGGGATTGAGACGCCTAACGCCCGAGGTAAGCCGCGCCGTCAGGCGTCGGCTTGAGCGAAGTGTTAGGCCCTACCTAGCCGAAGCGAAACAACCTTAGAGAGCAACGACATGAACACCGATTTGCCGCCACTGCCCGAGCCGAGCGAAATGGACGGCGCACGCTGGGGCTACACCGCCGATGACATGCAAGGCCACGCAACGGATGCCTACAACGCTGGCTGGGTCGCCGGCCGCAAAGCGCTGTTTGAGGAAATGAAGCGCCTGGCCGACAGCGGCAAGTGCGAGTAGGGCCTAACGTTGGAGCTAAGCGGGCGCCGTAGGCGCTCCGTTTGAGCGACCTGTTAGGTGCCGTGGTGCCGGAGCGCGCGATTGTTTGCGGTGTTACACAATTCTTTTGCTAGACCCCTTGCGGATGTTTGATTGACGTACTACAGTACACCCATCGACACACCAACCCGGAGCAAGCAAATGAACACCTTCCAAGTTAACCAGATCGTCGCAGGCAAGTTCGGTCAGTTCGTGATCCTGGCCTTTCGTACCCTGCCCGGCGAAACCGAGCAGTATGCGCAAGTGAAGCCCTACAACCCGGCCACTGGCAAGACAGGGCGCGGCGAAATGGCCCTGCCGGTGAGCACGCTGAAGGCTGTGCAGTGACCCGGGGCGGCGCAGGAAGGGGCCAGGGCCGAAAGGCCCTGCCACCAGAAGAAGCAACCAAGCCGCGCAGCGTGCGGCTGAACGATGCCAGATGGGAAAAGCTGAAGCGCCTTGGCGCTGAGTGGCTGGCAAAACAGATTGACAAGGCGAAGGAGCCGCAATGACCCAATGCGAACACCCGGCAGGAAAATGCAACAACGCCGACGACTGCGCGGAACACGTTTGTGCGCAGCCGAAGCAGAAGCCGCCGCTGCTGTGGGACTTGATTGACCCCGGCTGGCGCGAACGTGAGGTGGAACGCTACAAGGCGCTGGCTGCCGCAATGCCAGTGCACAAGCCGCTGGTTGAGATTGGGCGACGCGCCACACCTTGCGGCGAATGCCACCTGCAACCCGGCGAGCGCTGCGACATCTGTGGGGCGCGTGATGTACGGGGATGACGTGTGGAAGTGGGCGCAGCGCCTGCTGATCGTGGGCGCGGCACTGGCGCTGATTGGCTGCGCGGCTGTTGGTGATGCCTAACGCAGAGGTGAGCCGATGACCACGGCCGAGACGACGATGAACGAAGGCACGATGCCTACTGCCGTGGGCAGTCGGCTCGACCGAACTGTTAGGCCCGTACCGGCGCGTGTGTACCGCGTGCAGGATGCCGAAGGGCGCGGTCCGTTCCGCCCAGGCTTCAGCCATTGGTGGGTGGAAGAACGTCCCGACCATGACAACCTTGTGCCGTGGATGCAGCAGTTCGGGTATGACGCGATACCGCGCACCGGCTGGCCGTTCGGCAAGCACTTCGGCTGCGCCTGCCGCACGCTGGAACAGCTGAGGCGCTGGTTCACGGCCAGCGAGTACGCCACGCTGCAACGCCTCGGCTTCCAGGCCGTGAGCATGGACGTTGCCCGCGTGCTGCATGAGAGCGAGATTCAACTGCTGTTCCAACGAGCGAAGCCGCTGTGCGCAGATTTCAGCCCCGTGGATTTGTACGGGCCTAACGCCAGGTTAACCGCGCCCGCCACGCGAGCGCCAAAGGAGTGACGATGAGCGAGACACAGCAGGCAAGCCAGGGTGCCGTGGCGGGTCCGGTTGAACAGACAGTTAGGCCCCGTGCGTGGGCTGACGACAAGGTGATGGCGTTTGACGCCCGCGACTACGGCTTCTTCGGCTGGCTGGCCGGCGTGCGCAACTACTCGGGGCTGGCACCGATTGCGGCCGACCGGGGCTTCCCACGAGATGCAAGCCGAAACGCCGCCGAGAGCTACGACGCCTGGAGCAGCGACGCGCACAGCGCAAGCTGGGTGAGTGTGGCCGAGCTGGCGGCGGTGGACTACGAACAGACCATCGAGGACCGACGATGCACCAAGCAGCTCGGGCCGAACTTCTGGACTGGTGGCGGCACATGCGAGCCGGGCGAAGGCAAGAAGCAAACGCTGCGCGAGTTCCTCGGCCCGGGTTACTTCGCAGTGCTCAAGCGCCTGCAAGACGCCGACGCCGGCCGCGTGGTCTTCTGGTTCGACAACTGAAGACGCCCAACGACAAGGGTAAGCGGGCCGCCGAAGGCGGTCCGCTTGACCCGCCAGTTGTGCCGCTGTAACCGGAGCGTGATGACATGAGCATAGTGATTGAACGCAGGCCCACGGAGACCACTGAAGAGAAGGTGCCGACCGACGGGCTCTTTCAGGTGTGGATCGACCTAGCCGGCGGCGTACCGCCTAGCGACTGGTGGTGGAACAGCGAGCCGCAGCCGCTGCGCGAGGCGCTGGAAGAGGCGGCCGAGACACGCGCGGCAGGGTGGGTGGTTGCGGTGCACCCCGAAGGCCAGAACCCGAGGCCAGACGGCAGGTGGGACAACCCGTGACGCTCGGCTGCGACGCTTCGCTGGACTGGCTGGACGATCTCGACCCAGGCATGGACCCGTGCTACAGCCATGTGTTCCTGTACCGCGGCTATGACCTCACGGCGGCCGGGATCTGGGAGCATGACATTGCACCGTGCCTGCTGTGCGCTCCGCTGCCGGCCGACCGAGACCCAGCGGTGATCCTGAGCGACGAGACGCTGCACTGGGGCCGGCTGATCCACTTCGTGTGCTGTGGCAACTGCGGCACTCGCGGGCCTTGGGCGGACAGCGAAAGCTCCGCGCTGGCGCAATGGAACGCGGCCCACGAGCGGCACAACGGCCAGGATCAACGGCTGCCGTAGGCAGTCCGTTGCAGCCGGTGTTGTGCGGCACACCCCCCGAACTTTGAAAGCGGACGATGGCAGAGAAAGTGGTGATTGGAAGCGCGGAACTTTGGCACGGCGACTGCCGCGAGGTGCTGCCTCTGCTGCCTGCGCACGACTTGCTGTGCACCGACCCGCCCTATGGCATTGGGCAAGACGGCGGCGCCCAGCGCACACGCGGCAGCAGGCGCACGAACGGCGACAAGCTGGGATGGGACAACGAGCGCCCGCCCGCCTGGCTGTTTGGCCTGATGACCGAGAAGGCGCCTGCAGCCGTGATTTGGGGCGGGAACTACTTTGCCGACTTGCTGCCGGCCAGCATGGGGTGGCTGTATTGGGAAAAGCGCATGGGCGGCGACTTTGCCGATGGCGAACTGGCGTGGACGAGCATGCACCGCGCCCTGCGGCAGTTCAGCTACTACAAGAAGAACCCAGGCGACGAGCACCCGACACAGAAGCCGGTGGAGTTGATGCGCTGGTGCGTGAGCTTCGCGCCCGACGCGCAGACGGTGCTTGACCCCTTCATGGGCAGCGGCACAACCGGCGTAGCCTGCGCGCAGCTTGGGAAGGCATTCACAGGCATCGAGCGTGAGCGCAAGTATTTCGACATCGCCTGCGAGCGCATCAGCCGCGCCCAAGCGCAGGGATCGTTGATCCCGCTGGAACAAACCCCGGTGGCAGTGCAGCAGGCGATGGAACTGTGACGCACAACGTTGCCGATAAGCGGGACGCGCGCCAGCGCGGCTCCGCTTGATTGGCGGGTTGGGCGGCTGGTGGACGAAGCTGCGAAAGGATGAGCGCAATGGACTGGAACCTGACAACGGAAGTGCAAAACAGCTTGGAGAGCGTGGCGCGAGACGAAGCGCTGCTTTCCCAGGAGGGGCACAGCTACCTGCCGAAGACGCCAGAGGAGGCAGCGCGATTCAACCCGCACGAGTGGGTGCTGGAGGCGATGCGCCGGGCCTACGTCATGGGCCGCACCGCTGGCGCCATGAAGGCCCGCGCCGACATTCGCGCCGCGCTGGGCGTGCGAGAGTGAAGACGCCTAACGTTTGAGCTGAGGGGCCGCCGAAGGCGGTCCCTTCCAGCGAGGGGTTAGCCAGCACCCGCACCAACGCTGGCATGCAACTACAGGAACCACATGGAAACGATGATTCAACCGAAGGTGACGGGCTACCGGCAACTGAGCGATGCAGAAGTCGCGCTGATGAACGAAGGCAAGGCGCTGGCCGAAGCTTGCGGCGAGTACATCGCCAAGCTGCGGGCGCACCCGGACGTGACGCGCAATGCGATCTTGCGCCAGGAGAACCCGCCCGACCGTGGCCCGGCGCTGGACCAGCGTTGGGTGAGCATCGGCGCGACTGACATTCAGCGCGGGTTCATGGCCGTGATTCGCGGCATCGCGCAACCCACCACCTTCTGAGGCAGCCATGACCACCTGGGCCGACGAGTACATGACGATGCTGGACGACTGCGAGAAGCGAAGCGAGAAGCTGACCGATTGGGAGTGCGGCTTCGTGGATTCGTTGCAGCGGCAGATTGCCGATGGTCGCCGGCCCAGCGCAAAACAGGTGGAGACGCTGGACAACATCTGGGAGCGCGCCACCGCGCGTGGATAGTGCTGGCTAACGTTCGAGTTGAGGGGCGCCGATAGGCGTCCCGCTCGAACGAGGGGTTAGGGCGCTGGTTGAGAAACGAGGCACTGTATGCACGCCAAATGCCGATTGTGCGGCCACGATGAACGAGAGCACGACCGGCAGTATGGGTGCAGCGCGTGCGAGTATGAACGCTTTGAACAGGAGCAGAAGATGAGCATGGACCATGTGCAACTAGCCCGCGCGCTGTGGGTGTGGTTTGGTTACCGCATTGAAGAGAGCAGCGAGCCGGGCGCAGACCCGCGCGTTGACGCGCTGGCCGAGAAGCTGGAAGAGTGGATTCCGGCGTTGCCTTACGAACCGCTGCACAGTGACCAGATCGAGCGCATTGCGCTTGAGTTGGGATGGGACCTTGACCAAGGGCGCGTAGGCGGTGACCTTGACACCTTTGCGCGTTACGTGGAACAGGCGCATGGCATTTGCATTACCAACATGGCGGGTGGCGGCAAGGCCGACCGTTACACGAACCACAACAAGAAGGTCGGCAACATTGGCCCGTGCAACCTGCCACGCCTAGAGGTGGATGCCGCGCATTTGCGGCGCATGGCAATGCAGGTTCAGGACTGGATGGGTGAAGGCTGCGACCCGGACAAGATTCCGAGGCCGAAGATTGCCGCGCTTGCCGTGCTGGTGAAAGAGCTTTGCACCGAAGCCAACAAGCCCGGCGAAGACAACACGACGCCGATGCAGCTGCACGCACACGGCTTGATGTGAGCGAGCGCCCTAACGTGATTTCTACGACATCCCGATAGCCAAGTGCTGTCGTGTATTCAAGGGATACCGCATGCAAGTCATTGATTCCAAAGCGCAAGCTCCGGTTATCACGACAGCACCTGCCGCGATACACGACACACGCCGACCGATCTCAGCCAAGCCGAACTTGTGGGAACGCATCGCCATCGAATGCCGCACGCGCCAATACAGCCTGAGCACCGAGCGCACCTACGTGCACTGGGCGAAGGCCTTTGCACAGTGGCACAACCGGCGTCACCCGGCCGGCATGGGCGCTGCCGAAGTTCAGTCCTATCTGAACTTCCTGGCCGTTGACCGAGAGGTCGCCCCGTCCACGCAAAAGCAGGCGCTGTCCGCGCTCCCTTTCGGTAGTAGATGGATTTGGGTCATGGCGGCGCGGAGAACAACGCCTTGAACCCTTTGATGACGAGGGGGAGGCCGCCCCACTGAAACAGCACGAGGCCCCCCACCACCACCCAGAAGATCAGGCGCAGCGCCGACCCGAATCCGCCGATGACGATGCGCCCGGCGCCCTTGACCCCCTGCTCGCTCAGATGGTCGAATGCACTGCCCCAGAACGCCGGCATCGTTTCTTTGTCGGTGATGACTTCCCGCAGCGCCTCGACAATGGCCTCGCGCATCGCGAGCTTCTGCTCGGCCCGCAGGTCAGCGATCTCCCCGCGCAGCGCGGTGATGTGGTCCGAGTTTTCCTGCACCGCGGCGGTGACGCGCTCTGCCTCCGCAGACATGCCCGCCATCACGCGAACGCCTTGTCGAGGCGGGCGAGGATCGTGTCGGTGCCTGCGTCATACACCCCGGTGAGCAGGTCGCGGGCATTTGCGGCGGTGCTCAGCGCGGGCGCCCCGCCGGGGAACTTCCATTTCGTTCCATAGGCCAGCGTGCGGCTCCCGGTGGCGTCTTGCTTGATCGGGATGACGATCTGCGCGCCATCGACCATGTTGTTGGGGTTGCCCATGGTCCGGTTGCCGGCGATCACCAGCTCGGCCGCCTTGACGAATTGCGCCAGGCCGGCATCGACGGCGATGGTGGCGGCATCCGTCAGCGTCAGGTAGACGCGCTGCGCCGCGGCAAATGCTCCGAACGGGCCGGCGCGGTGATCCTCCGCCGCCGTCACCACGCTCCCCGCCGTGGTGAGCCTGTACAGGCGGCCGTACAGCGCGGTGTTGTTCCAGTTCGTCGTCGCGGTGCTGGTGCTCACGACGCCGCTGCTTCGCAAGACGACCACATAGTTCGTGGCGGCGTTGGTCAGCGTCACCGTGCCGTCGGCCACCGCCGTGCCGCCCCACAGCCCGCCGTAATACCCCCAGGTGAGCCCCGCGGTGCTTGCCTGGCGCTTGCCCAACAAGCTGGCGTGGCTCAGCGTCTCGAGCGCCTCATTGACGACCACCTCCGCCAGGGCCTGGGGGGGACTGCTGATCTGGGTGCTCGGGAAGCTCATGCGATGGCCTGCAATAGGTAACCCCGGCCGACGACGGCCGAGACTTGGTAAATGCGAAGGTTGAGCGGGTCACCCGGAGTGAGCCCGTCACTGGTCTGCTGCGCGGCGGTGTAACTGGCGGGACCGGTGGCACTGATGGAGCGCACCAGGGTGAGGAACGAAGCCGAGCTGTAGATCTCTACCACGTAGGCTTCGCTGGTCTCGCCAAGCGGTGCGTCGATGCCCGGCGAGAGAAACCGATGAGACAGGCGGGTGCGCCTCGCCCAGCGGATCGTGCAGTCGTTGCCCGCATCGCGGGCCACGCGGGCGTCCACCGGGGCGTGGGGTTTGAGTCCGATGCCGGTGTTCGTGACTTGCTTGCTGGTTGCGGTGCTCAGCTTGCGGCCGATCGACACCCCACGCCAGTACAGGGGCACATTGATCTGCCCGGCCTGCAACGGCAGGCGGCGCGCGCCGGCGTTGCGCAACAGCACCACGCGTTCGGCCGCGGCGTGCCCTCCGGCGGCCCATTCCGTGCCCCGCTGGCCGCGCAAAAGGCGCGCCAGTTGATAGACGCCGGGGCCCAGCAGCGCCGCATCCACGAAGCGGATGATCTCGGCCCCGACGAGGAGGGAGTTGATCGTCTCGTCGGACAACAGCGCATCGCGCGTGCTGCTGGCCAGCTGGCCGTTCCCAACGTCGACGGTGAGCGTGTTGGTTTCGTCGAAAACGTTGCCCCCAGTCCAAGCGCCCAAAGTGGTGGTTGCCACACCGAAAATCGCCGCTTCGGTCACCGTGGCTGCCTGTACGAAGTCCACGTCGTTTGCGCTGCCGAAGATCACGGCCCCGGGCCACTGGGGGGAACTCCCTTTGCAAACCCCGTAGTGCCCAGGGGAGTTGTCGGCGTCGCGCAGGATGGGAATGTCCAGAACCTCCAGCAGCGTCTGCGCCGGCGCATTGACCGTCGTCGACGGGATGTAGTCGGTGCTCGTCACACCCGCGCTGGTGAGCACGCTGGCATCGTCGAGCACGGCGTCGAAGCTCAGCAGCCCGGACGCGTCGGCGCGCTTGATCAAGCGCAGGCGGTACTGACTGCCGTCATCGCCGGTGGCGAGCACGACGTCGGTGGGCTCGAGGCGCGCGTAGGTGTGCGGCAAGGCGAGCCGGGTGCTGACGATCGACGCCCCCTGATCAGCCACCATCGCATCGGCGATGCCCTTGGCCTCGGATGCCGTGAAGGCCAGGGGCAATTGCGCGTTGCTGGTGCTGCCCTGGGCCGTGAGCAGCCGGTCGCTGACCTGCGTGTCGGTGTTGTAGTCCTTGTCGACGTTGATGTAGCTCAGCGCTACCTCGGCCGGGATCTCGAGCTCGTTGTTGAGCTTCAGCGCCAGGGTCTCGGCGTCCCCCTCCGGGCTCATGCTCGCGCCCAGATCGGCCCATGGGATCGTGGCCACCGGCGCCGAACCCCGCGGGCGGAAGTACAATTTGTCGCCTCCCACGCACTCGAAGAAGTAGGCCGAAGCCAGGATGTCGAGACAGGCGCGCGTGCCGCATACCTGGCTCACGGCGAAGGCCCGCACCGGCTTCGCGATGCTGGCGAGCGCCGTCACGTCAAACTGCCCAGCCGTGAGTCCTGCACGTAGGCACAGGCGGCTGACCACATCCGCCAAGCTCTCGTCCCGCAGCGTGTAGGTGGGCAGCATCATCAACCGTTTGTTGGTAAAAGTTGCGCTGGGTCCGCCGGCCGAAGTCGTATAGAGGTAGCCTCCGGCCAGGTTGAGGCTCGAATAGCCACCGGCCGTGCCCCACCCACTGGAGCCGGGCGAAGGCATCGCCGTCCATCCCGTGACGTCGAGCCGCCAAAACGCGGTGCCGCTGGTGACGTAGACGTTGTCGTGCTCGTCGCAGAACAAGTTCGCGCTGCCCCCCGCGGGCGTCGCGATGGTCTGCAGCAGCGCCATCGTCGACAAATCGAACACGTAGACCTCGAGCGGCCCGACGCTGCCGCGCAGTGCAAAGCACTTGTCAGTTCCTACGGCGATGTGATTCGCCACGTACCCGCCCGCCGCGCTGGCGGCCAGGGTGTCGGCGCGAACGATCTTGCCGTCGCTCAATCGGCGCCCCACCACCACGCCGTTGCGGCGCCCCCAGGTGCTGAATGTGCTGCCGATGTTGTAGTCGGCCCATGTGGCGTCGTCTTCGATGACGCGCAACACGTTCGTCCCGCCACCGCTGTTGAGCACGAAACAGCTTTGATCGCTGTTGCCCGCCACGATGGTGCCGGCCGTCTGAAATGTACCGATCTGCCCCAGCGAGACGAGCTCGATGGTGCCGTCCTGCGCCTCTTCCACATCCCAGTATTTCAGCGGGCGCCCGGTGCTGGTGTTGGCCACCATGATCTTGTACTTGCCCACCCGGTGCCCGATGGTGCACGGGATGTCGTTGTTCGTCAGCGCGATGCTCAGCAGCGGGTCGATCTGGTCATAGGCAAAGCCGACATCGCCCTTGGTCAGCACCTCGAATGTCAGGTTCGGGATCTGCCCCGAGCCGCCGAGTTGCAGGCCCTCGATGAACACGCTGCCGCGGCCACGGTAGGCCGGCGCATTGGCCGTTCCGACCGCGGCTTCATAGGCCGGGTCGGGCATCTGCGTGGCGCTGCCGGTGTACACCGTGATGCGCTTCCACAGATCGGTGGTGACGCTGGCCGCCACCGTGCCACTGTCGGCGCTGGACAGGGTGTTGTAGACGAGCTTGCCGTTCTGCCAGACGCGGGAGACCCCGACGATCTCGTTGTCCGACAAGCCGAGCAGCATGTCGACCTCGTAGGTGTAGGTCGTCACGTCGGTGCCACCGCCGCCCTTGCCGCCCTGCTCCACCGTGGTCGCGATCTCGCGCCGGTCACTCGACCACCACACCTGGGGTGCCACGCGCGGGTGCCCCTGCAGCCAGGGGATGGGCTGGCCGTACTCCACGCCGGTGGCCTTCAGGTCGGCGAGCTTGGGCCCTTGCACCTTCTGGTTCGGCGCCATCGAGGCCCCGACGGCACCACCAAGGGCCCAGCCCCACTGGGCGCCCTGCGCCGTTGCGCCGAAAAAGCTGCCGACGTATCCACCAACAACTGCGCCGACCGCGGCAACGATATATTGCGTCGACATCAGGCCACCCCTGGCAATGCCCAGGCCGCCACCACGCGCAGGGCGCGGCTGGGCATCAGGCGGGTTTCGATCACGCGCGGCGGGCGCGCGTTGGCTGCGGCATGGATGATCGAGAGGCCGCCATGCAGGTAGTCGCCCAGGATCGCGAAGTGCTGCGGTTCGGCATCGAGCACCACACCGATCACGTCGCCCGGCCGCATGTCGCACAGTGCGATGCGCTGCATGTGCTCGTCGGCCATCGCGAGCAGGCGGCCGTCGGGGTGGCGGCCATAGCCCTTGATGTCCCAGTCGCCGGTGACCATGCCGAGCTCGCGGCCCACGCCGATCACCAGGCCGACACAATCGACCGCCACGCCCTTGGTGCGCTGCTGGTGTTGCCAGGGGGTGCCGATCCACGTGCGGGCCGCGGCCACCACATCGCTGCGGGTCAGGCTCATACGCTGGGCTCGACCGGCTTGACCATGTCGTCGAGCGTGGGGCGGTGCGGCTCGCCTTGGTAGTTGAGCACGTTGGCGAACTTGGCGATGCAGTCTTCGGCCAGGCGTTTGGTACACCCGGCCGTGATGTCGAAGCCGTCGCCCACGCTGACCGTGCCCAGCATCGGCAGCGCCAGAGTGACCACACCGCCCGCGGCGAAGGTCTTGACCTTCTGCGACAGGCCGGCATTCGCCCCGCTCGTCCAGGTGAGCAGCCCTTCGGCGAAGTAGCCCGCCGCCTGGGCCAGCGCGGCGGCGGTGAACACCTGCCGGCTCGTGGCCGTGGTGATCGTGGCCGCGAAGGTGTACGTGGCCAGGTTCACGCCGCACAGCGCGCTGCCCAGGCGGGTGCGGCAGGCCTTGGTGCTGACGTTGCCCACCGGTTGCTGCAGGTACTGCTGCAGCCCCCGCAGCTCGGCAACGATGGTGTTCCCGCGCAGCGTGACCTCACCCACCGTGCCGGTGAGCAGCGTGTCGATGCCGTCGGCGGGGCTCGCCCAGTTGTAGCGGAAGATCGTGAAGGCGGCGTTGCGCCACACGCCGCCGAGCACGTCGATCGGCGTGAAGACGCTGTCGTCACCGAAGACGCTGAGCTCGAGGTTGTCCACACCCGTGCCGGCGCTGTGCTCGATGTTGGTCACGTCCAGGCCGGGCGCGGACTTGTAGAGCACGGCGTCGATCGTCGAGTCGGCGTCGTGGTCGGTGATCGCGAAGACCACGTTGTCGGTGCGCGTGATGCGCAGGGCCGTGGCCAGCGTGTGCCCGGTGCCGGCGTAGTGCGCCGCCAGGGCCGATGGCAGGGTTTTCACAGCCGGATCTCCTCGACCTGGATGCCTGCCCAGTTCTGCAGCAGGTCGGCGCCGCCGCCGATCATTTCGATGTCGGCGAAGTCGCTCGTGAAGGCCACCGGCACGTCGAACTCGCCCTCCCAGGTGTAGGTGTCGCCGGCGCTGTGGCCGGCGATCGTGGCGATGCCGGTGGTGGTGTCGATGGTGGCGCTGGCCACGGTCACCACCGAGGCGCGCGTGCGGTACACCGTGGCGGCCACCGGCTTGCTGATCGGCCGCACATAGGAGCGCGCGCCCGCCGCGTACATGCGGTTGAGCTGCCACGTGCTGCCGGTGATGAACGTGAGGCTGCTCGTGGTCTGCGTGCAGCGGTAGTCGGCCCAATCCTTGAACCGGAATCCGTCCGCCTGGCCGGCAACCACCATGAAGAAGGCGCGCAGCGTCTCGAAATCGGCCGCGCTGTGCAGGCCGTGCGACACGTCGTACTTGTGCAGCGGGTAGGCCCACAGGCGGTTCGTGAAGCGCCGGCCCGAGGCGGTGCGCGTGACGTGCGTGCTCCACTGCGGGCCGCCCTTGGCGCCCACGGTGATGCGCGGGTCCAGTCGGTGTTCGAAGAATGCCATGGTCGGAGTCGAGGTGAGGCGTTCAGCCGTTGCGGGCCAGGGCGCGTTGCACACCGGCGCCGGCGGCGGCGGCGAGCTGGGTCTGGGTGCGCACGTCGGCCGCACCGCTGATCGCGAAGTGGTTGACCACCGAGACCGGGCGCTGCACCGGCTCGGCCGAGGCCGGGTGAATCGTCATGCCCGAGCGGCCGCCGAAGATCGGTTCCGGGCCCCGCTCGCCGGCAATGCCCCACTTGCCTGCGGGCAGGTAACCACCCTCGGCGAAGAAGCCGCCGAAGAAGCTGCTGACCTGGCCGAAGAGCTTGCCCCACAGGTCACCGCCACCGCCACCGGAGCCGCCGGCGCTCTTGAACAGGTCGGCGATGCCGTTGCCCAGTGGCTCGGTCACGAGCTTGCGGGTGACGATGCGGGTGATGTCGGCCCCCAGGCCGTCGAGCACGTCGCTCAGCTTGCCGCCATGCACGATGGCGTCTTCGAAGGCACTGCTGAAGCTCAGCCCCAGTTCCTCGGCGATGCCCTTGCCTTGTTCGAGCTTCTCGTTGACGCCACCGATGCCCTTGACGATGCGGTCGAGCTCCTCGGGGCTGAAGTTCTCGCCGGCGCTCAGCCGGCTCTGCAGGCGCTCGGTCAGGGCGCGCTTGCGCGCTTCTTCGGTGCGGCCGCTGAGGTTGTCGAGCGTTTCGTCGATCTGCTTGCGCAGCCCGGCCTGCTCCTGGAGGTAGCGGTTCAGTTCCTTCTCGGCATCGGCCTGGTCGAGCACCGACTGCTTCTGCTGGGCCATGCCGAGCACCAGCTCGCGGACCTGCTCAATCTCTCCGGTACTGCCCAGCGAACGCAGAAAGTTCAGCGCCTTCTGCTCTTCGGTCAGGTCGTCCACGGCCTGCAGTTCGCGGTCGAGCTGCGCCACGTAGCGGGCCAGGGCCTGGGCGGCCTCGTCGATCTCGGCACGCTCACCCCTGGGCGCCCGTGAGCCCCCCGGGCGCGTGGGTTTGACCTCGTCGGGAATCTTCAGCGTGGCCAGCGTGCGGGGGCCGCGGCCGCGGCGGGCCAGCTCGCGGGGGTCACTCTGCCCGAGATCGGGCCCGCCCACCGACATGATGCGGCGCTCCAGGGCATCCAGCTCGGCCCGGGCGCGCACCCCATCGGCGCGCACGGCATCGCTGATTGCACGAAAGCCGCTGATATCCATGCGAGCCAGGGCAGCGATCTGCGCGACGATCGCGCCGATCTCACGGCCTGTGGCAGCGAACACGAAGGACACGTTCGCGCCGACGATCGTCAGCGTCTGCACCACCGTGCGGAACACCGCGCCGATACCGTCGACCACGCCCTTCAGCGCGTCGCCTTCGCTCGCTCCGCCCCGGAAGGCCTCGACGATGCCGTTGAGCGTGGGCAGCATCGATGAGGCCAGCGCGCGGCTCACGTCGAGCGCGTTCTTCTCGATCGCGCTGAGCGCATGGCTGAACTTTTCAGCCTCCTGCGCCTGCTGGGCCGTCACGGTGGCATTGAGCTGCCCTGCTTCGGCCAGATCGGCCAGGAGGGGGCCGATCTCGCGCACCGATTTGCCGAACAGCTGCTGCACGGCGCGCGCCCGCTCGCCGTCGTTCGCAAAGCCGGCCAGCGCTTTCGCCGCCTGCTGCAGCGCCTCGGCCGGGTCGAGGTTGCGCAGCTCCTCGGCATTGAGGCCGAGGGCCTCGAGGATCTGCGCCGCTTCGCTGCCCGGGTCCTTGGCCTCCGTCAGCACCTTGTTGAACTTGCCCAGGGCCGCGCCGACGGTGTCGAAGCTGGTGCCGGTGCGCGCGGCGATGTCCTCGAGTGCGGAGATGTTCTCCACACTGGAGCCGGTGGCGTCGCGCAGGTCGTTGAGGGCGTCCAGGCTGTCGATCGCGCCCTTGATGATCGCCGCGAAGCTGACGCCGGCCAGCGCTCCGCCCAGGCCCACGCCCAGGTCGCCGAGCAGGCCACGCACGGCGCTGGTCGACTTCCCGAGGGTCTTGAACTCCGTGCCCAGATTGCGCAGCACGCGCGAGGTGTCGTCCTGCGCGGAGAGTCGGAACTTGACTTCCTTGTCAGCGGCCATGGGCGCGGATCTCCATCATCAGATCGGTCATCAGGTGCCAGTCGGGCACGGGGTAGAGGGCGGCGTACACCGGCCAGCGCTGGGGCTCCCAGCCGCCGCAGAACTGCCAGCAGTGCGCCGCCTGCAGTGCGCCAGCGCACTGCACGGGCATGGGTGCCAGCATCTGGCCGAGACCGGCCGCCATGAGCTTGCGCGCCTCGCCCTGGGATTTCTCCCATTCGAGGCGCGCCCTCAGTTTTTTGCAGCGCTCTCTCGCGCCGTGCGGCGCGCGTCGGTCTCGGCCTTCAGGCGCGCCCACAGGGCTTCTGCCCACAGCGGCCGGGCGTCGAGCAGCAGCGCGGCGGCACCCGGCTCGAGCTGCAGCGGATCGGCCGCCTGCTCGTGCCCGGGCAACACGTCCCCCACGGTCACGCCGATCCAGGCCACCACGGCCTGTTCGAGCAGGCCGCGCCGCACCCGCAGGCCGATCTCGCCGGCGTTCGCCTCCGTGCCGAAGCCGGCACGCGCGACCACGAGTTCGGCCTCGTGCGGCGTGGGCACGCGCAGCACGAGCTGCGCGTGATCGCACACCACCGAAAACTCGCGAGCCGCCTGGGCCGCGCGGCGGATACCCTCGAGGCTCAGCTCGCTCACGATGCGTATTCGCTGGGCAGGCCGGTGAGCGCAACGTCCAGCGCGCGCTTGTTGGCTTCGCCCAGCGTCAGCTCGGCGAAGGCCCCGCGTGTCCAGAAACCGCTGACGTAGCTCTTGGCGCCGTTGCGGTAGCTGAAGCGCACGCCCTTGGGCACGCCGCTCGATTCCGCCGCCTTGATGATGGCGTCCTGCGCGAGCGTGATGTCGTCGGCCAGCTTCATCTTCAGCGCGTAGGGTTCGCGCGCCGTCGGCACCCGACGCTTCACCAGTTCGTTCAGGAACTGGTAGGTGTAGAACTGCTGGTCGCCGCCTTCGGTGCTCAGCTCCAGGATCTGCGCGATCGTGGTCCAGGCGGTGATGCGCCGGACGCTGCCCGTGCCACCGGCAGCCGGAAAGCGCGTGGTGTTGCTGGTATCGAACAGTTCGAGCGTGACATCGTTGGTGGCGACGGTCTTGACGCGCACGAGGCGGCCGTCGGCCTCGGGCCAGCCGGAGGTGAGCTCGAGCACGTCGCCCACCACCACGGCGTGGCCCGCGCCCAGTGTGGCCACGGCCTCGGTGGCGTTGGTCAGCGCCGTCATGGTGGACGAGGTGGCGTAGGTCGATGCGATCGCGAGAAAGGTGCCGTCGGCAACCGTGATTCCCATGGTGATGCTCCTTCAGAGAATGGTTTCGGGGTTCTGGGGATGGACGTAGAACGTGGCCTGCAGGCGCAGCGTGATGACGCCGACCATGGCCTCGCCTTCGGTGGCGAGCTCGCGGCGGATGCCGCTGAGCCGCAGGGCGTGGGGCGGCGTGCCGGCGAAGATCAGCGCGAGGCCTCCCGCCGCCAGCGTGTGCAGCACGTCGTCGAGGTCGTCGACGGCCGCGGCAAAGGCCCGGGCGGAGATCGCAAGCGTGTGCTCGTTCTCGCCGCTCAACATGAACGGCACGACCGACTCTTCCTCGGCCGTGACACGCCAGGCGGGCAGGCCCGCCAGCGTGAGGGGCCAGGCGCGGCTGGTGTAGACGCGCCCGGCACTGGCGGGCAGTGGCGCCAGCAGGGCGGCCACCGCGTCGATGACCTGGGCAGCAGCGAGCGCCATGGTCAGACCCTCACCAGCACGAGGCGCACGAAGGCGCCGTCGGGCGGCTCGGCCAGCACCTGGCGCACGCGGTAGCCTGCCCCGCGCACGGTGCACGCCCCGCCCTCGGCCACTGCTGGCACCGCCGAGGCGGGCAGGAGCAGCGTGGGGGCGGCGCCGATCACGTCACCGAAGGCGAGATCGCTGGCCGTGTCGAACACCGCCGCGGTGGCGGTGCCCTGCACGGTCACGGTCTCGGCAAAACCTGCGGTGCCCATGAACAGGCTGAGGTCTTCGACCATGGCCACGGCGCGGCCTCAGGCAGCGGGTTTGGCGAGCGCCGCCTGCACCGCGGCAGCGATCAGCGCCGCCATGGCCGCCTCGGGCGAGGCGGTGGCGCTGGCGCGCTTGTCGGCCTCGGCCTCGTGGGCCTTGGTGGTGTCGACGAGCTTGGCGCCCTTGTCGGCGTACTTCGCACGGCCGGCTGCGACGACGGCGCCGGCCACCGCGTCGTCGGCCTCGATCACGCTGCCGGCAAACACGGTGCGTGTGCCGCCGTTGTCGTCGCCGCCGGGGATGTGGGTGTGGGAGAGGATCTCGATCTTCTTCATGGTGGGTGTCCTGGTGAGGTGTTTGGGCCGCGCCCTGGTGCGGGGCGCGGCGGAGGTCGAGCAGGCGGGCGCGTCAGACGGTCAGCGCGTCCAGCATCGCGGCGAAGCTCTGCGCGCGGCGCACGGCGATGTCGATGGTCTGGTAGATGTGCATGCGCACGATCCGGTTCGCGGCCTGGGTGACTTCGTCGGGCAGCAGCTCGGCCGTGCCCCACTCGCCGATCAGCAGGTCCGACCAGTTGCCGTAGAAGATCGCCGAGCACACGCCCGAGCTCGTGCCCTTGGTGAGCGCGGAGCTGACGTTGTTGCTCACGCCGGCGCGGTAGCCGTTGAGGCTGCCGAACAGGCTGGAATCGTCGCCGGCCATGGCCGGCATCCAGATTTCCTGGCCGTTCGTGCTGGCGAACTTCTGGGTGCGCTTGAGCTTGCCGCGCACCTTGGTGTTGCTCAGGTAGCCGGTGGAGCCGACCGCGGCATTGTTGTTGGCCACCGCCGATTCGAGGTCGACGATGTTGTCCCAGGTCGGCGCGGCGCCGTTGGTGCCGCCCACCACCGCGCCAATGCCGGCCGTGGCGGCCAGTCCGGTGGGTTGGTTGGAAGCACCGGTGCCATGCAGCGCGACCAGGTCGAGTTGGGTGGCCATGCCTTCGATCAGGTCGGCGCGGATCAGGCCCTCGACCGCCGGCGTGCCTTGCAGCAGCAGGTCGCGCGTCACGTCCTGGATGGCATGGGCCGTCTTCGGCGACAGGGTCACCTGCGCGAAGGTGGAGTCGGCTTCGGAAGCCGCTCCGGCCTGCGCCACCCAGCCCGGCGACACGCCCGCCGTCTGGCGCGGGATGGCGACGTTGCCGACCAGGCCGCCGAGCACGCGAGCCCCCATGCGGCGCACCAGCGAGGCGTTGCGCAGCAAGGTGATGAAGTCGGCCGCGAGCAGATCGGTGGCGACCATCGCGCCGCCCGCCGCGGTGGAGCTGGTGGCCAGATCCCGCTGCGCGACGACACGGTCACCGATCATCAGGCGGCCATCGACCATGCGGGTGCCGGGCAGCTGCTGGCGCATGAGTTCGTAGGGCAGGAAGTTGCCCTTGCCGTGGCCGCGGTAGCCGGCCTTTTCCAGGGCCTCGCGCACGGACTTGGCGCACTCGTGCTCGAACGGGGCAACGCTCGTGTCCTTGTCGATCAGGCTGCGCATGTAGCGCGCGACGCTGAATTCGCGCGCTTCCTTGTCGGACAGGCCGATTTCGGCCGCCGGCTGGTACAGCGGCTTGTCGCTGCCCTTCTTGTGCAGTTCGTCCAGCGCCTGGCCACGGAACAGCTCGAGCGCGGTGCCGTCGGCGACGGCCTTTTCGCCCAGCTCTCGCAGGGCGTGGCGGGTGGCCAGGGCCATGATGCCCTTGACGCGGTCCTGCTCGTCCTTGACGGCAGCGGTGCGGGCCTCGGCGCGGACGCGGTCGAGTTCGGCGGTGGTGTTCGTTTCGCTCATGGATTTCTCCTTCGGGGTTTGCTTTTGCGGGGGGGTGGTGTTGTCCTCGGCGGCTCGCCCGATGCCGACAGTCATGTCGGCCGGGATCGACACCAGGCTCGTTTCGAGCGGGCGCCAGTCGGTCACGCGGTACGTCTTCACGTCGCCCTCTTGCTTCACCAGCTCGAGTTCACGGATTTCGTAGCCCACGCTCACGTTGACGCGCACGCCGTCTTTGGCGTCCTGCATTTCCTGCTCGGCGCGCGGGCTCTTACCGAACCTCACGACGGCACGACCTTTCCGGTCGCGGCTGAGCAGGGCGCTGCGGACAACGCCAATCTGGGTTTGCGGATCGTGGTCGGCGAGCAGTGGGGCCCGGCCGGACGCGATCCACGACATATCGACTTCGCCCTGGGCGTGACCCAGGACTTCGATGCCCCACCAGCGCTCGCAGGGCGCTTCAGAGCTGAACGACAGTTCGGTCTCGCGGGTATCGCTGTCGATCTCACCGGCGCGCAGGGCGTGGCTCGTGTATTCCACAAGCCCGGGCAGCGCGTCGGCGCGCTCGGCCTCGTCGGGCGCAGCCTGTTCCGCATGGGCGTTGGCCGGCAGGTCGGACAGGCGCAGCCGCTGGCCGATCTGCAGCTGATCGAGCGCGTTGCGCAGTTGCAGGCGGCCGGGCGCGTCTTCCCGCGACCAGTAGCGGTTACTCAGCAGCGGTGTCATCTTCGGTATCTCCTGCGGGGGTTTGCGTGTCTTCAGCGTCGCCGGCGGGTTCGGCCCCGGCGCCGGGTTTCATGGGCTTGCCGGCGTCGTCGACCGCCGGGTTCTTGTGCGCGCTGGCGGCCTGGGTGTTCAGCGTCACCCCGAGTTCGCGGGCCATCGCTTCTTCCTCGGCCAGTTCTTCGAGCACCTCCTCGAAATCGACGCCCTCTTCGGCGCAGATGCGGGTGCGACTGGTGGTGCCCAGCGCCACCTTCTGGGCATTGGCGGCGATGTCTTTCTGCGGGTCGGGGCTGCGGAACGGACGCGCGATGAAACGCGGCCTGTTCAGGCGCTCGAATGCGTCGGGCGGCAGCCGGCCGACCACGCCCAGCGACAGGCCGAGCGAGAGCTGGCCTTCGAACATCGGGGTGCTGATGCCCTCGATGAAGTTCTGCTGCAGGGCCTCGTAGGTGTCGCGGTCGTTGTTGGCGCCGTGGCGCATCGACGACAGGCTCACCCCCTCGAGATCACTGGCCAGGGTGTTGTAGGTCAGGCCCACACCGGAGCTGAAGGCACGCAGCATGCCCTTCACGAACCCTTCCATGGCGTCGTTCGGGTAGGCCGGGTCGTAGGTCTGAAAGTCCCACCCGGCGGGCAGTACGCCGAAGACGCCGGGCTCGGCCTCGTGCACGAGGTTGCCTTCGGCGTCCTCCGAATCGGCCACCGCGCTGCCGTCGGCCGAAGCGTTGATGGGCAGGCCTTCGACGGCCGGACGCTTGTAGAAGCCCATCTTGCTGGCGCCCTGGCGCGCATTGACCAGGGCCGCCTCTTCGTAGCCGCCCAGCATGCCCATGCGGCGCAGCGCGGCGTAGACCCACGGCACGCCGCGCACGGTGTCGGGACGCAGTTCCTCGATCAGATAGTGGTGGATGATCCGCTCGGCCTCGATGCGGCGATGGCGCAGCACGGGCACGTTGACGACGTCATCCCCAGGGTGCACGTTGTGGAACCAGTACGCCACCGGGCGCCCGTAGGCATTGCGCTCGACGCCCATGCGGATGTCGTTGCCGGTATCCAGGCGGCCATGCCCGGGATAGGCGCCGTTGATGCCGACGTTCAGGGTCTCGTCGAGCAGGTCGGGGTCGATGAGGCGCCAGGCCAGGCCGAAGCGGCCGAACTGGCGGCCGTAGAGCTTCTCGACGATGACCTCACCGTCGCGGGCCAGCGCAGTGATGGCAGCGCGCTCGAAGCTCGCGCGGCTGTATTTGCCGCAGGCGGTGTAGACGCCCTTCTTCCCGGCAGCGCAGAAGAAGTCTTCGATGGTCTCGTTGGCGTCCTTGTCGAGCTTGCCGCCGCGGGCCTTGTAGATCTTCATCTGCAGCTCGAGGCCGCGCGGGCCGACGACGTTGTTGCGGATGAGCTGCAGGAAGCGCTTGACGTACTCGTTGTCGTTGGCAAGCTGCCGCGAGCGCATGCGCATGCTGCGCAGGCTCATGCGGACCTCGGCATTGCCCGACACGAAGCCGGTGACGGCCATCAGGTCGGCCACCAGGCGGTCGTTGCTCGAGGCCATGTAGCTGCGCAGGGCGCGGCCGGTGTTGCCGGCTGTCAGCAAGCCCATGACCGGGTCGACGCGGCGCCAATCCCCCGCGCCGGGCGGAAGCGGCGCCGCAGGGCTTTCGGCGCGCGCAGCCGGCGGCCGCCGGCTCGGGGTGAGGCCGGCGAGGAAGCTCTTGATTCCCATGGTCAGCGGGGGCGCGTGAAGCGCGTGAGGATGCGGTTTTTCGGCTTCAGACCCTTGGCCAGATCGGCGGCAGCCTGCTCGTTCGCGAGCTGCGCCTCCCAGAAGGCGATCTGCTTGAGGATCTCGGCGGCGGAGTTGAACTCCATTTCGCGGCCGGCAATGGCATACCGGCGCACCGTGCCCTGGGTGGCGCTGAAGGTGGCGAAGGCGGTCTTCAGATCCTCGAGCGCCTTGTGCGCCTGGCTGCGGCCGTCATACCCGGCAGGCAGGGTGCGCGGGTTGGGGCGCACCGTGATCTGGCCAGCATCGACGGTATAGACCTCGGTGCCGAGCTCGACCCAGCTGGTCCACGTGTAGACGCCGGCCCCCCACGCCGCCGTGGTGGTGGCGGGGATCTGCACGGCGTACTCGTCGCCGACCACGGTCGCCGTGATGTCGATGACCGCCCCGCCGGCGTTGCGCGGCACCAGGCGGTACTTGAGCGTCCAGCCCTCGGCAGCGCTGTAGTCGGGCACGGCCGCCGTGAAGTTGAGGCTATCTCCGGCAATGAGCTCTTGCTGCATCAGGTGTTGCCTTTGTAGGGGCTGCGGAGCACTGTCGGACCAATGCGCCTTTTTCGTGGGCGCAGGATGGTCGGGCCGATGCGGGTAGTACCACCCGCTGGCCATGTGGGGGGATCGACGGAGGCTCCGTCGAATACATAGGCGCTACAGGCTGTCACGGATGCCGCTGTGCTGCGAATGGCCAATTGCAGCGCTGCCGCAAGAGCGGTCTGCGCCGAGACCATCGCCGACAGCTGGGCAGATACGAGTCGCGCCTCGATGACCGCCGTCTGTAGCGATGTCGCGGCATCTTGACCTGACTGCACCGCCGCCTCGGCGCCGAAGCTGACCGTGGTGCCCGCCTGAACCTGGGCATTCAGCGCAGCGAGGTTGCTGCCGGCCGACTGCAAGGCCCCGCCGAGGTTGGCTGCGGCGATTGCCACCGTCTGCAGCACGGCAGCGATGCTTGCCGTGCTGCTGCGGCTCGCTTGCAACGCGGAATTGACTGATGCCGTGACTGTGGCCTCCGCCTGCACGCCCACGGTCACACTGGCCGAAATGCTGCGAGCCGCCTGCACCGCAGCCCCAAGGCTGGCCGATGCGCTGGCCGAGGTGGCCGACGAGGCCCAAACGGTGCCCGCCCACGCATCGGGCTTCCAGGCCCCGGGCTTCCAGGCCTGGGCCATGGATCAGGTCCCGCCCCAGTTGGTGGTCTTGGAACTGCTGGCGATGATCGGGTCACCAATGACTTGGCGCACGTCGACCCTGGGCAATGTCGACGGGGCCGGCGGCCCACCAAAGATCTTGTACGTGATGCTGCCGCTGGGGGTGACACTGAACGCGTCGACGGTGGCGGTATCCGTGCTGTTGACGAAGGCCGTGATCTCTCGGAACTGCCAATACCCCTGCGTCGAACCGAACACAGCGATCGTGCAGCCAATGAGGGAACTGTCGGCGAACACCGCCGCAGCCCGCAGAACCACCGTGGTGGACGTGGCTGACTGCGCCGTGCCTTGATCGGCAATGCCCATCCACGGCACGGCGCCGGCCGTATCGTCGAAGGCAAGTTGCAGCGCGTCGGCCGCGACAGTGCTACCGCTGATGGCGATTGCGTCGGAGGCCATCCGGCCGCCCACCAGGGCAGCGGGCAGCCGCGCCTGGATGTCGGAAACCTCGGTGTCGATGTAGCCGGCCACGGTGCTCAGGGCCGCTGCAGTGGCCAAGCCGGTCTGGATTTCGGTGGTGAAGTCGGCCGCAGTGGCCGCTGCCGTGATCACATTGGCGGCCAGCGCGTTGACGGTGCCGACCGAGCCGGCGACGTTGCCACCCACACCGCCGGTGACAGAGCCCACCGCGCCGGAAACACTGGCCACGGCTTGGGCTGTACTGATCGTGGTTCCGGTGAGCCCCACAGCGGTTGTTGGGCTGCCGACATTTGCCCAATCGACCCCGGCCTCGCCCGTGGTCGACACGTCGAGCGTGCGGCCTGCCACGGTGGGGGTGAGCGGCAACGCGACGGTGGTCAGGGCGTTCCAGGTGCGTGTGTTCGTGTCGATCGATCCGGCTGCGGGTTGATTGATCTGCCCGGTACCGGTGCCACGCGTGTACAGCCCGCCAGCCGCCTCCGCAGCCGCGTTGGGCAGGGCCGTGAGACCGGCACGCACGGCGTCCTGCAGGTCAACGCCCTTGAGCTCGTACTCGACGAGCACCGGCTCCATATTCGTGGCTCCCTTGAGCATGACGATGGCAGAGTTGACTCCGCTGGCAAACACCGCGTCGGGCACGTCCAGGCGGTAGAGGCCGGGGGTGTTGGTGGCATCGACCTCGACGAACCCGCCACTGGAATATGCGCCGGTCACGGTCTGAGTCGCCAGGGTGAGGGCTGTCCGCGCGGCACCCGGGCGCACATAGCTTGCGACGAGAGACCCGGAGTTGTAGACCAGCCCGGTAAGGCCGGCCCCGACCGCTGAACCGCTGTCGCGGATCCAAACGTAGGCGATCTGACTGGTGGCGCCCTTGGTGACGCTCTGCTTGCTCATTGCATTCCCCCTGTGAGATCACGCATGCCGCCGGTGTTGTTGCTGACTGCGCGCTTGATGTTGGCGGCAGAAATCTCGTGGTACGACACCATCACGGCCGCCCATGCCTGGGAAGCGCCGAGCGCCATCGCCGGGTTCTGGGCGCCCGAGGTGATGAGGTCCTGCACTTCGATCAGGCTCGAAGAACCTGACTCGCGCTCTTGCCGGCCATTCCATCCCGCGGTGGGCGTCATCGACGTGCCGGTTCCGTTGGTCCAGCCCGAGGCCATGAGGTACAGCGCAGTCCCGCTGGGGGTGATGCTGCCGGCCTGTACTGCGGTCCCGGTTCCTACGTTCGCGGACCTGGCCGCGTCGAGCTCGAAGCCAGAGGTCGAGCTGTATTCGTTGATCGCAAGGCTTGCGTCTGCAGCCCCGGCAAAAGTGCAGGTGACGGTGCGCGTACCAGCGGTGGTGACGATGCGGCCGTACTCGTGCACGTAGAGCGTTCCGCCATTGTTGGTCTCGTGCAGCAGCGCGTAGTCGACCGCGCCGTCGATGCTGTCGCGCACGTTGGTGATGGCGCGCGGCGGATTGGCGCCGTAGCTCTGCGTGATGGTCACCACCACCAACCGCCCAGCAGGCGTGGATCCGGCAAAGGTAGCGGCAATGCTCGCCGCAGATCCGGTCACGGATGCGGGGCCCTGGACAAACGCGATGGTCATGATGACCTTTGTGTCAGACCAGGGTGGGCCAATTGCTTGGCAACACGGCCATGTACGACTCGATCACCGCGCCCGCCGTGCCGAAATTGGATCGGAACATCACGCGAGTGCCATCGCTGTTCCACGTGGCCTCGGGCGCAGTCCACTCGTCCACATAGGCTGTGTGGTGGTGCGCAATGCGCAGGTGCTTGGCAGCCGTGGGGGTGAGTTGCAGGGCGGTGATGCATTCGTCCTGCCACTTCACGACTGTGTTGCCACTTCCGGCTTGCATGGTCATCAGTGCCCAACCGGGGACTTTCGTCCCGGTGCCGTTGAAATGCACCGCCGTGCCGCCACCCCCATAGACGTTGCCAAGTGGGTAGCAGGCCCCGTTGTCGAGCCTCGCGTAGTAGTAGTCCCCGTCGACGATGCCCCGCGGCTCCATGCGATAGGTGTAGCAAACAGTCAGGATGACTTCATTGCCGGCCATGTCGACCGCAAGATCGCTGTGCTCGCCATAGGTGTTGATCTGCGTGAACGTGGAAAACGCCCGGTTGTAGGCACGCACACCATTGGTCGAATTGACCGAGGAGGCTGCTGCAACCGAGTAGTCCATGCCCGTGCCGCCGGACCACGCGATGACTGCATAGTTGCCCAGCGGGCTCATGCTCACGTGATCGGGCAGGTTGGTCGTCAGCAGCGCCCCGACGATCAGATCGTCGATGAGATCGACACAGATCACACCG